GCGCGGCGGCATTGCTCGGCATCGGCGAATTGATAGGCAATGCATCGCTATTCTTCGGCGCCGCAGCGGTCGGCTCGTCGGTGGCGAGCGTCGCGGGAATGAGCGCAATGACCTTGGCGGCGAGTGGCGCGCTGACGGATGTTTCTGGTATCGGAATTAGCAATGGCGCTGCAGTTACTGTGCGCGGCGCCAATCGCACGATCACCGTGCGAGGCATCGACAGGACGATTTAGCCATGTCAGTCAGTCTCGCCCTTATTGACCCCGACGACGTCGTGAGTCTCACGATCGGCAACTGGGCCGACGTGCTGCCTGCGACGGTAACGCTCGGGACGGTGACGCATACCGTGCCAGCGCCATTGACCAAGGTGAGCGAATCAACGGACACGGGAGCGGCCACATCGACGGTGCGGGTGAGTGGTGCATTGCATGGTGGCCTGTACCTGATCGAGGCACAGAGCACGCTATCCAATGGCGAGGTGGTGAACCGGCAGTTCCCGGTGCGTTGCTTCAACGGCTGATGCCCAAGGCTGCCCCAAAGCCCTGCTCGCACCCTGGGTGCAGAGCATTGGTGCACGAGCGCTACTGCGACGCGCATCAGAAAGCGTTCCGCAAGCGGCAGGACGAGAGGCGCGGATCATCGGCTGAGCGTGGGTACGATACGACATGGCGCAGGCTGCGCCTGTCGTTCCTCGCTCAGCATCCACTGTGCGAGTGCGAGGATTGTGATGCAGGGCGCAAGCGCCTGACCCCTGCCAATGTGGTCGATCACATCGTGTCGATCGAGGAACGGCCCGAGCTGCGGCTCGAGTGGAGCAACCTCAGAGCGATGGCGAAGGCGTGCCACGACAGACGCACGGCACGTGATCAAGCGTTCGGGAAGAGCGCACCGGTAGGGGGGAGTCAGAAGTCTATGACTTCACGCTATTGACCGGCGCCGAATTCGTTTTTTTGCAACGCCACGATTGGAAAATGAGGCCAAGCCATGCCAGGTCCACAGAAGCGGCCCGTCGCGCTGAAGGTTATTGCAGGGACGGATCGTGTTGATCGCCCGGCGCTGGTTGGGGTCGAGTTACCGGCGCTGGATCAGGTTCCATCTCCGCCAGACTGGTTACCGAACGCACACGCGGTCAACGAGTGGCAACGGCTCGCGCCGATCCTTACGGCGAATCGACTGCTGTCTGAGGCCGACCTTTCGAGTTTTGGGCATCTGTGTGGATTGCACGGGAAGATCGTGCAGTTGTGGGCTGCCGGGGAAGCTCCTACCGGCCACATGCTGGCGCAGTACAACTCGCTGGCCGGAGCTTTCGGGCTCGCGCCTGCATGGCGCGGCAAGGTGAAACCGATTGGCGACAAAGACACTTCGAACAAGTTCGACAAGTTCAAGAAGCCAACCGGCTGACTACGTTCTGGTTGCCATCGCCTATGCCGAAGAGGCGATTGCGGATCGTGGCGGTAAGCAGTTCGGCAAGTGGGTGCGGCTGGCGGCGAAGCGGTTTCTGCGTGACCTGAAGCGAGCTGCGCGTAAGCGACCGCCGTTTCTGTGGAGTCCGGGGCAAGCCAATCAGGCTTGTGAGTTCATCGAGAAATTGCCGCACGTCGAGGGCGTGTGGGCATCGAAGACGATCAAGCTCGAGCCGGCGCAGGTGTTTTTCATCGTCAACTTGTTCGGGTTTCGGCGGCCTGACGGGTCGCGTCGGTTCACGACGGCGCTTCTGGCTGTCGCGCGAAAGAACGGCAAGAGCAGTTTAGCCGCGGCGATCCTGCTGTACGTGTTCTGCACAGAATCTGACGTGGGTCCGCAGGTGCTTTCTGCCGCGACCACTGGCGATCAGGCCCGCATTGTGTGGGGCATCGCCAAGCGCATGGTGGAGCGTGATGCGCAGATCCGCGAGGCGTTCACGTTGGAACCGTTCGCCAATGCCATTGCGCGGTACGAGGTCGGGGGCACGTTCAAGCCGATCAATGCGAAGGCTTCTACGCAGGATGGTCTGAATCCGTCCGCGCTATCGTTCGACGAGTTGCACGCACACAAGTCGCGCGATCTCTACGACGTGCTGCGATCTGCTGCTGGTGCGCGCAAGAACCCGCTGTTCCTGTACACCACGACGGAGGGGTACGAGAGCCCTGGCCCGTGGCAGGAAGTGCGGCGCTTTGCATGGCAGGTGCTTGAGGAAGTGGTCGAGGCCGATCACTTTCTCGCGCTGTACTACGCGCTGGACGAATCAGACGGCGACTTCGACGAGCGGGCGTGGGTGAAGGCCAATCCGCTGCTCGGCGTATCGATCGGGATCGAGAAGATGCGCGAGTACGCCAAGGAAGCGCGGCTGTTGCCGGGAGCCCTGGCGGAGTTTCGGATCAAGCGTCTGAACCGGCCGTCTGCGTCGGCAGAGGGGTGGATCGATCTGCCGAAGTGGCGGCGGTGTGGCGGCGAGGTTCCTTTGGATGAACTCAAGGGGCTGCCGTGCTACGCCGGGCTCGATCTCGCCAGCACGAGCGACATGACGGCGTTGCGGTTCGTGTGGCGGCGCGATGACGTGCTGTACACGTGGGGCCGGTACTGGGTGCCGGACGCGGCGGTGGCTCAGCGCAACGAGCGCGGCACAGTGTCTTACGGCGCGTGGGTCGCGGAAGGTTGGATTACCCGCACTGGCGGAAACACCGCGGACTACCGACAGATCGAGGCCGAGATCGTTGAACTGTGCGAACGGTACAAACCTGCGGAGGTGGCCTTTGATCGTTGGAACGCTTCGCAGCTTGTGCAAAACCTCATGAATGGCGGGCTGAACATGGTCGAGGTGGCGCAAGGGGCGAAGTCCTACCATCCGCCGATGCAGGCACTTGAAGCGGCTTACGTGTCGGGGAAGTTTCGCCATGGTGGCGATCCGGTGCTGCAGTGGAATGCGGCAAACCTGGTGCCGCGACGGGATGCAAACATGAACATGGCGCCGGATCGAAAGCGCAGTGCCGACAAGATCGACGGCATGTGCGCGCTGCTGATGGCTGTGGGGCGGCAGATGCTGGCCCCGGCGGGGAACTTCGACGCGTTTCTGGCTGACCCCGTCCGCGCATGAACCAGTTCTTTCTTCGCATCGGGCGCTGGCTCGGGCTTGGCGGTGCGCTCGGGCTACATTCTGGGCAGCAGGTAGTCGTTCCGTCGCGCGGGTTAGTTGACGATCAGATCACGGGCGGAGCAGAGCTTGCGCTTCAGATCAGTACGGTCTGGCGCTGCGTGGAGTTGCTGTCGAAGATCATCTCTACGCTGCCGCTGTTCGTCTACCGCAACATGCCCAACGGGCAGCGGGATTTGGCGCGCGGTCATCCGCTTTACTTGCTGTTTCATGACAACCCGAATGCGCGCATGACGCCTGCTGATTTCTGGGCAGCGATGATCGTGAACTGGCTGATGCGCGGGAATGCTTACGCACGCATCGACCGCAACGATAAAGGCGAGGCCATGGCGCTTTGGCCGCTGCCGGCCGACCAGGTGACGCCGTACCTGATGGACACAGGCGAGTTGGCCTACGTGTATCTGGTCGATGCGCGGCAGTTTGTCCTGCTGGAACAGGACGTTCTGCATATTCGCGATCACGGCAATGGGGTCACGGGTCTCTCGCGCGTTGACTTCATGGGTGCCGCGCTGACCGAGGCGGTGCGCGCACAGGCGCAGGCGACTCGCACGTTCAAGAACGGTGACAAGCCAGCCGGATTGCTGTTCGTCGATCGGGTGCTGACGGACGAGCAGCGCAAGATTCTGCGCCGCAATTTTCAGGAGATCGCCGAGGGCGCCGAGTCGCGGCTGTTCGTGCTTGAGGCGAACATGAAGTATGAGCCGGTTTCGTTGACGCCGGACGAGGTGCAGTTGCTTTCGACTCGCCAGTTTGGCGTCGAGGAACTGTGCCGCTGGTTCGGCGTGCCGCCGGTACTGGTCGGTCACTCGAACGTGACTGCGTGGGGCACCGGCATCGAGCAGATCATGGACGGCTTTTACAAGCTGACCGTGCGCCCGTCTCTGGTTCAAATAGAGCAAGCGATCAAGAAACGCGTGCTGACTGTCGTCGAGCGTGCACAGTTCACGGTGGAATTCTCTTTCGATGCGTTGCTTCGCGCGAATGCAACCGCTCGATATGACCTGTACGCCAAGGGCGTGCAGAACGGCATCGTGACGCGCAACGAATGCCGGCAGCTGGAAACGCTGCCGCCGATGCCGGGGGGAGATGTGCTGACCGCGCAAGTCAACCTGGTTCCCATTCAGATGCTCGGCCAGACGCCGAGGCCCGGAGTTACCAATGTTCCGCAAGACCCTGTCGCTCAGTGAGACCGAGATCAAGCTCGACGCCGATCGCGGCGTGTTCGAGGGGTATGCATCGGTGTTCGGTGGCGTGGACAGCTACGGTGACACGATCATTCGTGGGGCCTACGACTACACGCTGCGCACGAACGGCAAGCCGAAAATGTTATTCAACCACGATCTGATGTCGCTGCCGATCGGCAAGTTCACGTCTGCCAAGGAAGACGACAAAGGCTTGTTCGTGGAGGGCGAACTCACGGCGGGCAATTCGCAGTCGGAGGACGTTCGGGCGGCACTGAAACATGGCACGGTCGATGGACTGTCAATCGGCTACTGGCTGAAGAAAGGCGACTACGACGAGACCGAAAAGGGCCGCGTCATCCGTCGTATCCACCGGCTGACGGAAGTGTCCATAGTGGCCTTCCCGGCCGATGAAGCTGCGCGTGTCGATCTGTCGTCGGTCAAGAACGAGGAAATCGACGGGCTTGAGAGCATCAAGGATTTAGAGCGCTTCCTGCGTGACGTAGGGGGTCTCAGCAACGGGCTGGCCAAGGCCATCACAGCCCGCGCGAAGGTCATCTTGGGTGCGCGTGAAGCGCATGAAGAAACCAACGCGAAAGCGATGCAGGAGTTGAAAGCGATGTTTGACCGCATCGCCGGACACATTGCCTTGCGTTGAGGCTTCCCAACCAATCGGAGATCAGGACAATGGAATTGAACGACATTATGAAGGCTGTCGGCGGCATCGAGGCAAAGCTCGATGTGTTCGCCACGAAGGCCGAAAACGAGGCGAAGGAAACCGGTCGCGTGAGCGCGGAGACCAAGGCCGCGATCGACAAGGTCTCGCAGTCGCAGCTCGAGTTCGCGCAGCGCTTGCAGACGATCGAACAGAGTCGCACGCGCGGTCCGGATGAGGGCCACAAGAACGAGAGCATTGGCACGCAGTTCGTCAAGTCGGCCGATTACGGCGAGTTCGTCAAGGGCAACCGCAAGACGGTACGCTTCGAGACGAAGAACACGAACATCGGCTCGGATACCACGGTGGCGCCGGATCGCAAGCCGGGTGTTGTGGGCGGGGCTTTCCGCACGTTCAAGGTGGAGGCGGCGCTCAATCAGGCCCCGACGTCCTCGAACGCGGTGGAGTTCACGCGCGAGAATGCGTTCACCAACAACGCAGCGGAAACGGCGGAATCGGTGGCGAAGCCGGAAACCGACGTGACCTTCACGCTGGTGAACGTGCCCGTACGCACGGTGGCGCACTGGCTGCGCATTTCAAAGCAACTCGCAAGCGACAACGGCGCGCTCGTGGCGTACATCAACACGCGCATGCAGTACGGCGTGAACCTGCGGGTCGAGAATCAGCTCGTGGTCGGTAACGGCACGGGCGCGAATATCTCGGGTCTGTACAACACCGGCAACTTCACGGCGCACGGCTACACGGCGGCGACGATGACGTCGTGGCTGTCGGGGTGGACCCGGATCGACCTGATCCGGCGCGTGTTGGCAGACTGCCAGCTCTCGGACTACGCGCCGAACGCGATCCTCGTGAACCCGGCCGACTGGGCGATCATCGAGGTACTGAAGGACTCGACCGGCCGGTATCTCGTGGGCGATCCTGCCAACGGTGCGGAACCTCGTCTGTGGGGCGTTCCGATCATCCCGACTGCGGCGATGACCGCGGACAACTTCCTCATGGGCGCGTTCGACATGGCGGCCACGCAGTACAACCGCGAAGGGGTTGTCGTGGCGATGTCGGAGGATGATGCGTCGAACTTCACGACCAACCTCGTGACGTTGCGTGCCGAGCGTCGGCTCGCGCTGGCGGTCGAGCGTCCCGCGTCGCTTCGCGGTGGCGATCTGACCCCGGCGTAAGCGGGAGCGCAGCGCATGGTCCGGATCAAGTTCCTTAACCTGGTCATATCGCCGGTCTATGGCAATTGTGCCCCCGGCGATATCGTCGCGTGTGACGAGGCATTCGCCCGTCACTGCGTCGTGGACCTGCGCTGCGCGTCTTACCTGTCGAGTCCAGTAGCACCCCCGCCGTCTCCTGAACCGGAGGCGGCGGAGGTGCCTGCTCCGAAAAAGCGCGGCAAGCGCGCATGACGCCAGACTACGGCTTTCGGATCACGGTCCCGCCCGCGACGGAACCGGTGCCGTTGGCGGAAGCCAAGGCGCAGTGCCGGGTGGCGTTACCTGACGAGGATGCGCTGATTGCCGGATACGTTCTGGCGGCGAGAAAGTTTGTCGAGCAGCACACGGGGCTGCTGTTGCTGACGCAGACGTGCGAGATGACGCTCGATGCGTTCCCGACTAACGATTACTTCGAGATGGCGCGCGCGCCGGTACAGTCGGTGTCGAGCGTCACCTATGTTGATACGAACGGGTCGCCGCAAACCTGGCCATCCGCTAACTATGTCTCGGATGCGTTTCGTGGTCGTCCTGCTGTGAGACTGGCCTACAACGCCAGTTGGCCAATTGCCAGAACTCAGGCCAATGCGGTGACCGTGACGTTTGTGGCTGGCTACGGCTCTAATCCCGGCGATGCGCCCGAGCCGATCCGGCAGGCGATGTTGCTGCTGATCGGGCACTGGTACGAGCACCGTGAAGCGGTGAATGTTGGCAGCACGGTCAATGAGTTCCCGCTGGCGGTCGATAGCCTGCTGGCGACTTACCGGGTGAACTGGCTCTGATGCGCGCCGGTAATCTCGATCGGCTCATTGAACTGCGCCACCGCGTTCTGACGCAGAACAGCCACGGCGAGCAGGTGCCGAGCTATCCAACCGCCTACGAGACTGTTTGGGCGGAGAAGCTCGATCAGCGGGCACGGGAATACTTTGCCGCCCAAGGCACCCAGGCCGAGGCCACAACGCGTTTCCGCATACGTTACATGACGGGTGTCGTCATGACAGATCGGATTGTCTATGACGGCGCGAACTACGACATCGTGCAGATATCGGAAATTGGGCGTCGGGAAGGACTGGAAATCTTCGCCACGAGTGCGCCGACATGACACAGACAGTGCGCGTCGAGGGTCTCGCCGAACTGCGCGAGACGCTCATGAAGCGTCTTCCCGAAGCGCTACAGGGTAAAGCGCTGCAGGGCGCGCTGGCGCAAGGCGCGAAGCCGATTGTCGCCGCTGCTCGTGCGCGCGCTCCGGTGAAAACAGGGCGACTCAAGAAGGCGATCTACTCGTACCGCAATCGCGAGAGTCGCCGCACGTACGAATCGCGGCTGATTTCGGTACGGCAGGGGCGCAAGTTCCAGAAGTCGGGTCGGGATGCGTTCTACTGGAAGTGGATCGAGTTCGGTCACGGCGTGATTACGCTTCAGCATCGTCGCAAGTCGGGTGGCAACAAGGGTCGGTTGTCGCGTTCGCTCGGCACGCCCGCGAAGGGATTCTTCGGCCGTGAGATCAAGGCGGCTCCGGCGCGTCCGTTCATGCGCCCGGCGTTCGAGTCGAAGAAACTCGCGGCGCTTGAGGCGATCCGCCAGTCGCTCGCGGGGCAGATCGAGAAGGTGGCGACTCGTGCGATGGCTCGATCACGGTCGCGTCTGGGACGAGCGCTGCGTCGGACGATCACGGGGCTCTGATGGCCGACAAGATCGTTCGCGACGTGCTCGTAGCAGCGAGTGTGGTAACTGCGCTTGTGCCTGCCGAACGCATCACGCCGCTCGTGCGCCCGCAGTCGATCACGACGCCTGCGATCACGTTGCAGCGCATCTCGCTCGTGCCGCAAAACCACCTGCGCGGTGACGGCGATCTCGACTCGAACGTGGTGCAGCTTGACGTGTGGGCCGAGTCCTACGTTTCGGCGCGTGCGATTGCGGATGCCTGCCGGACTGCATTGCAGACGGCAGGACACGTTCTCACGTTCGAGAACGACGACTACGAGGCTGAGACCGCGCCGGAACTGTATCGAGTGATCCAGAGCTGGCAAGTCTGGACGAACTGATCGGATTCCTTCCCTTCCATCCGGCCGCCATCTGGCGGCCTTTTCGTTTCTGAGGAACGCACATGGCAATAAAGTCACAGAACACGCTGCTGCAAGTTTCGACGGCGGCCATCGCAGCGGACAACATCACGGCGATCACGGCGGCGAATCCCGGCGTAGTAACGGCCGGCACGCACGCTATCCCTAACGGCGCGGTAGTGGTGCTCGACGCCATCAGCGGCATGACACAACTGAACGGTCGCGCGGCCATTGCGGCCAACGTCGCGGCTGCGACGCTGGAACTCAAAGGCGTCGATACCACGGCGTACACCGCTTACACGAGCGGCGGTACGGTCACGCAGCAGACGATGACAGACGTCGGCGAGGTGACCTCGATCGCCGGCTTCGATGGCGAGGCCGCTGATATCGATACGACGCATCTGCGTTCGACCGCCAAGGAATTCCTGATTGGCCTGCAGGATTTCGGCGGCGTCACGCTTTCCGTGTGGCTCACGACCGATGTCGGACAGGCGAAACTGCGGTCGCTGAAGGCGGCGGCGTCGATTGGCACGTTCTCGATCACGCTGTCGGATGGCACGGTTGCGGCGTTCCGTGGCCTCGTGAAGTCGTTCAGCTTCAACGACATCACGCCTGACGGTGCGGTGAGCGGCAGTGTGTCGATCAAGGTCACCGGTGAACCGGCGTGGTTCGCGTGATGATGAAGGCCAATCGCGTCGTAAAAGAAGTGAAGCTGCGACATTTTGACGGCAAGCGGTATGTGCGTGTGTTGTTTGCGATCGAGGGTCTGCAGCTGGACGCGATTCTGAAGGCGCACGATGGCGATGCGCCGAAGCTGATTGCGATGCAGCTCGCGTTCTACTTGTCGAACGCGGACGGTTCCGATGTCGCGACGATCGAGAACGCTGACAGCCTTCTGAGTGAGTATTCCGTTACGGACACCGCTCGAATCCTGCGCGCTGGCTTGGCGCTGAACAGACTGGACGATGACGCCGTGGAGGACGCCGCAAAAAACTGATGGCCCGGCCTTTGCGCCGGGTGCTGTTCTCGCTGTCCGCCAGGCTGAGCGTACTCGTGACGGAAATTGAGCGACTGCCGATGTCGGTGATCGCCGAGTACATCGCGTTCTTCAATCTGGATGGCAAGGCGCAATCGTCCGGTTCCGGGAACGCGGAAACCGATCTCAAGGCTTTTTTCGGGAAGCGCAAGCCTCGCATGGAGAAATAATGGCGTCTCTCGGCTCTCTCGTCATCGAACTGGCCGCGAATACGGCGCGCCTGCAAGGCGATCTGGGCAAAGCCGTCGGCATGGCCGAGCGCACGGCGTCGAAGTTCACGAGCATATTCCGTGGACTCGCAGTGGGAGCGGGTGGTCTCGGGCTTGCGAGCCTTGCCGGTCAGGCGATCTCGCTCGGCGACGAATTGCAGAAGGGTGCGGCGCGCGCGGGCGTGAGCGCGGGCGAGTTCTCGAAACTCGCGGCGGCCGCTAAGCAAGCCGACGTCGATATCGGTACGCTCTCGCGCGGTCTCAAGGAGATGCAGAAGACCATCTCCGAGGCGGGTACGGGCAGCAAGACCGCCATCGACAGTCTCGACGCCATCGGCCTGTCGGTCGATCGACTGCGCCAACTGAGTCCCACAAAGCAACTCGAAGCGATCGCTGACGGCCTCAACAGCATCGCTGACCCCGCCGACCGTTCGCGTCGCGGGGCTGAAATCCTCGGCAAAGCCTACCTTGATCTCGTGCCCGCCTTGCAAGGCGGTGCTGCGGGCCTGCGCGCGCTTGTTGCGGAACAGGTCAGACTCGGTAACACGTTCAGCGATGAGCAGATCGCGCGTCTGGCCGACGCCGATGACGCCATCAAACGTCTCAAGGCGTCGTGGTCCGGATTCGCCACGACACTGACGGCCCTTGTCGCGCCCGCACTGACCAGCGTTCTGAATCAACTGGCCGAAATGTCGGCCTCCAAGAGCCTCGACGACATCGAGGATCGCCTGCGTATTCTTCGCGGCGCGCGCGACTCAATCCCCGTTTTTTTCAACTTCGGCTACATCGATGGTGCCGGCCGTGTGCTTGGCCCCGAGGCGCTCGATAAAGAGATCGCCCGTCTCGAGCGTGTTGCCGCATTGCAGTCAGGTCGCCGATCCCGGGGTCGTGGATCCGCTCCCGCAACGCTGGCATCACGAGTACAGGCAGATGCAGAGGCGGCCACAGCGGCAACTGAAGCTCTGGTCAGCAAGACCCAGCAGCTCGGCGATCTGAACATCTCGCTCAACGCGCGCGCGGCCGAACTGGTCAACGGCCGCGGGCTTTTGGACTTCACTGACCTGGAAGGCTCCATCCTCGAATCGACTGAAGGCATTGCCGACCGCATGGGCGAGGCGCTGAAAGAGCCGTTCACGGAACTGACGCCGTACGCTGAACAAGCCGCGCGCAACATGCAGGACAC